CTCTACAAAGAAGGCGAAGAGTACAAGCCAAACCCAGACGCGGAAAACGTCGACAACCTCCCGGGCGGTCACCAGTACTACCTCAACCAAGTAGGCGCAAAGACAGACGATTGGGTCAACGTCTTTTTGTTGGGTAACTATGGAACTACGTCGGATGGCAAGCCGGTGTATCCGGAGTTCAACGACAAGGTTCACGTAGCCAAAGAGAAGATCAATCCGATTCGTGGCTTGCCGATTATTCTTGGTTGGGACTTTGGCTTGACGCCGGCGTGTGTCATCAGTCAGATGACGCCCAAAGGGCAGCTTGTAATTCTCAAGGAGCTTGTGTCTGAAGACATGGGCATACGGCAGTTTGCCAACGATGTTGTCAAGCCTGTGCTGATGAATGAGTTTGGTGGTTTCCAGAGATTTTCTGCTGGAGACCCTGCTGGCGCTATCAGGGCGCAAACAGACGAGAGAACTTGTTTTCAAGAACTCTTGGAGTGCGGCATACCGACAGAGCCGGCGTCCACTAACGATTGGATTCCACGGCGAGAGTCGGTTGCATTTTTCTTAACCCGTATGGCGGATGGTCAACCGGGATTCATTCTGAATCCTGATTGCCGCGAGTTGCGCCGAGGATTCAACGGACGTTATCGATACGAGCGTCTGAAGACTTCTGGTCCGGCTCGGTTCCGAGATAGGCCAATTAAAGACGGTAGCTCTCACATACAGGATGCGTTGCAGTACGCCTGCCTGCGGATCAGATCTGGACTGAATCCCGTCCGGGCAAGATCTGTACGCACAGAATCGAATAAAGGCTGGACATGAGCAGCATAGTGATTGCACAACCACCAGTTGAGATTGAGGTTTCTGCTGAAGGCCCAAAATCAACCGGACTTGAATACCTCGAGTCTGCTCTGGCTGCTTACATCCATCAATGCTGGGATCGTGCTAAGTTTTCTAAGCAAGAGATGACAGAGCGTTTGCTTAAGTGCGAGCGCCAGCGCCGTGGCGTCTACGACCCGGACAAAGCAATGGACATTGCCAAGACAGGCGGCTCTGACATCTACATGCGCTTGACGGACATCAAGTGCCGAGCTGCGGCGTCTTGGATTAAAGATGTCATGAGCGTTTCTGGTGAGCGTCCTTTTGATTTGACGCCAGCTAAAGAACCGTCCCTGCCGCCAGAGATCAAAATGTCAATCATTGACATGGTTCGATCAGAGGCTCAGGAGTATTTGCAGCATGGCGCTGCCATTCATCCTGAGGCGTTCCGCACAAGGCTTGAGCAAGTTCATGATGAAGTGATTCAAAAGATGCGAGCAGAAGCTCGCGACAACGCTCGGCGTATGCGTGACAAGATCGACGACCAGCTGACGGCTGGAAGTTTTGATGCGGCGTTTAAAGACTTCACAGATGATTTTGTCACCTACCCCACGGCAATTCTTAAAGGCCCGATTGTTCGGCGCAAGAAAAGAATGGAGTGGGGTCCGGACTTCACGCCAATAGTTATTACGGACTTCGCCCGAGAGTTTTCCCGGGTGTCTCCGTTTGACATCTACCCTTCCCCTAACAGCAGCGGACCAAATGATGGCTGGCTGATTGAGCGTCACCGCATGTCTCGCGGCGAGCTGAACTCCATGAAGGGTGTGCCCGGATATAACGACGAGAACATCGATCAAGTTCTTGAGCGATTTGGCGAAACGGGTTTTCGCAATTGGCTGATGGGCGATCAAGAAAGAGACAACCTTGAGGGCAAGCCTCATAGTCGTCTCTACAACGATTCAGTAATTGAAGCGATTGAATTCTGGGGCTCCGTCTCCGGAGACAAGCTGATTAACTGGGGCATGAAAGACAAGGTCATCAAGCCTCACAAAGAATACGAAGTTAACGCTTGGATGATCGGCGCATACGTCATCAAGGCAATCATCAATCCTGATCCGCTGGGTCGTCGTCCATACGACATTGCTCAGTGGAACGAGATTCCGGGCGCATTCTGGGGCGGGGCTTTACCCGAACAGATGCGTGACATTCAAACCATGTGCAACGCTTCGGCGCGAGCGCTGGCAAACAACATGGGGGTAGCATCCGGTCCCCAAGTTGAGGTCACTGTTGACCGACTGCCAGATGGGGAAGATGTTACGTCCATCTATCCTTGGAAGATCTGGCAGACCACAACGGACCGCACGGGTGGTGGTCAGCCTGCGGTCCGTTTCTTTCAACCGGACATGAACGCTCAAGTATTGATGGGCGTTTATGCCCAATTCGCCAAACAGGCGGATGAAGTCACAGGGATTCCAAACTATGTCTATGGCAGTAGTGGTGTTTCTGGCGCTGGGCGTACTGCTTCTGGGCTTTCTATGCTCATGGACAACGCCGCCAAGGGCATCAAGCAGTCGATTGCCTCGATAGATCGAGTGATGTCTGGCGTGGTGTCTCGGATGTACGTGCACAACATGATGTACGACCCAGACAACTACATCAAAGGCGACTTCACTGTGGTCGCAAAAGGCGCTTTGGGTCTGGTTGCTAAAGAACAGATCCAGTTGCGTCGCAACGAATTCTTGCAAGCAACCGCCAATCCAGTCGATCTTCAGATCGTCGGCATGGAAGGCCGAGCTCACTTGCTTCGGGAGCTTGCTGGCGCCCTCAATATGGACGTTGACAAGATTGTTAAAGATCCCGAGCGCGTCAAGTTTGAAGCCGAAAAGATGCAGGCCGAGCAAATGGCTATGGCGCAAATGCAGCAGCAGGCTCAAGGCCAATTGCCAGCCCCGACTCAGGTAGACGAAGCAGGCAATCCGGCAGGCGGAGTTGATGCAAACACCATGAATGGAGTGATGCAATGAAAGTATCAAGAATGCCGCAAGGCTACAAGAACGGCGGCAAGGCAAAAGAAAGCCGAGCCGAAGAGATGAAAGAAGCCAAGATGATTAAGGCCGGAAAGATGTCTCCCGCTCAGTACGCCAACATGGAGTCGCGTGAAGGCTATCGTGACGGCGGCATGGTTTGGGATTGCACCCAAGGCACCGGCGTT